TGTGTGGTCGAAAGCATACCGCCCGAACCGCAAGCCATATCCAGCACGGTGGCGACACGGCGTTCGGTGTAAAGGTCGTCGCACCCCTCCGCTAAAAGAATGTTGACGAGCAGACGAATAACTTCGCGTGGCGTATAGTGATCGCCCGCTTCGGCGTTCTCTGAAAACTTGCGGATGATTTCCTCGAACATATAACCGGCTTTGATGCCGTCGATGGTATTGGGGTTTAGGTCGAGTTCAGAGAATTTACGAACCACACCCAAAAGCCGGTTATTCTTATCCATCTTGTCGATTTCTTTCTCAAAATCAAGGTTGCGGATAATGCTCTGCACGTTCGCCGAAAAGCCCTCTATATAACTCTTGAAGTTCGAGACGATGTTGTCCGCATCGTTCAGGAGTTCGGCAAGGGTATAACGGCTCGTGTTGTAGAATCTGTATCCGGCTATTTTTTCAAGTATCTGCGGAGGGGTGTCGCGCTTTGCTTCAAACGCCTCATATACCGCCCGCTTCGTTTTCGCAAGGGCGCACTCAAATCGACGAATGATTATCATCGGGATAATTACGTCCTTGTATTTGTCGGATTTATACGCACCGCGTAAACTGTTAGCGATAGAGAAGACGAGGTCAACCTCTTTGCTGACGTTAATACTGGTGTCGTCCATCATTACTTCAGTAATTCGTGCTTTAGCCATGTTATAGGCCTCCATATTAATAATCATTGATATCAATCCCGGCTTTCAGAAGCCTTTCATAGCGCTCGTTGGATATGACCACAACAATGGGCTTACCATTTTTGAGGACAAACGCCGTTTTATCCGCATCCGCAATAGCTGTGAGTATCTTAGAGGATTGCCCTTTTAGAAAGTCACCTATGTTGTGATGTTCCATTGGTTCCCGTGCTTTATTATCTGGCAATGTAGTGTCCTCCCTTGCGAACAGACTAATAATACTAATTATATCAGAAAGCAATTACAATTGCAATGGTATTTTAAAAATATTTTTATGAGTAAATTCCAATGTAGATTGATATGCCTGAAATCATCGGATTTTTCGGTTTTGAAAAATTTATTCACATGGTATGTGAGGTTTTAGACAACGGCGGTGTAGGCGGTTACGTCGCAACTGCCGCTTTTTTTATGCCCGCATGACAAATCACCAGTGGCAATGCCTTAAAAATCGCTGTTTTACAGCCTTTTCATATCACACGCTGTATGAGGAACTCAAAATGTCGTGCAAGTAAAATTGTACTTAACGACGTGACAAACGATTTGTTTTGACTGTCAACGATTGCATAACAAGCAAAAGTCACAGAAAGGAGGGCGATTTGCCAATGAATGAAGTAAGAAACCTGAATCAAAAGCGCGTGGGCGACGTGAGTAAGGACAAATGCGTCTTTGAAATCCAAATCAAAGATTGTGTCACCAGAATCACGGCGAATCAAGACGGCACTTTAAACATCAGTCAAGACCGCATCAAGCCGGCAATTTAAGCGATTTCAATTATTCCCGCCACTATCAACCGTTTCACATCTACGGCAATCAACGACGTTCGGAAACGCCGTGCGGCGGGGTACGCGAGGGTCAGTACCGACCATGAGGAGCAGTTGACCTCATACGAAGCGCAGGTCGATTACTACACGAATTATATCAAGAGCCGCGACGACTGGACGTTCATTTCCGTGTATACGGACGAGGGCATCTCGGCGACGTCAACGGCAAAACGCGACGGCTTCAACCGCATGGTCGCCGACGCTTTGGACGGCAAACTGGATTTGATTGTAACAAAATCTGTCAGCCGCTTCGCGCGGAACACTGTAGACAGCTTGTCTACAATACGCAAACTAAAGGAAAAAGGCGTCGAGGTTTATTTTGAAAAAGAGAATATCTGGACGTTCGACGGAAAAGGTGAACTTCTGATTACGATTATGTCCTCACTGGCGCAGGAAGAGAGCCGCTCTATTTCCGAAAACTGCACATGGGGTCAGCGGAAACGGTTCTCGGACGGTAAGGTCTGCGTCCCGTACAGTCGCTTCCTCGGTTACGACAAAGGTGAAAACGACACGCTCAAAATTAACGAAGATGAAGCCGTGATTGTACGGCTCATTTACAAAATGTTTCTTGAAGGAGCCACGCCGCACTTAATCGCCAAGCATCTGACCGCCGAAGGCATACCGACGCCGGGCGGCAAGTGGGTATGGAGCCAGTCCACGATAAAGAGCATACTGACCAATGAAAAATATAAAGGCGACGCCCTTTTACAAAAAAGCTACACGGTGGATTTCTTAACCAAAAAGAAAAAGGCCAACGAGGGCGAGATACCGCAATTCTACGTGGAAAACGCGCATCCCGCCATCATCGAGCCTATCGTGTTCGAGATGGTTCAACGGGAAATTCAAAAACGGAAGTCGGGGGAAAACAGGCACAGTGGGGTCGGTATGTTCGCAAGCCGTATCAAATGCAGCGAGTGCGGCTCTTGGTACGGTTCTAAGGTTTGGCACTCGACGAGCAAGTACCGCCGAATCATCTATCAATGTAACAACAAATTCAAAAACGACGAAAAATGCAAAACGCCCCACCTTGACGAGGAAAGCATAAAGAGGATGTTCATTTCGGCGGTCAACAAACTGCTCGCCGACAAGGACGTGATTATCGCCAACTTCGCTCTGCTGCGGGACGACCTTTTCGGCACGGCTGACCTCGAAGCGGAACGGACGGAACTGCAAAGCGAAATGGCGGTCGTCGCCGAACTGATACAGAAGTGTATCGAGGAAAACGCCCGCGTCGCCCTCGACCAAACCGAATACCAAGAACGCTATAACGGGCTGGTGATGCGGTTTGACACGGTAAAGGCGCGATTTGAGGAAGTCTCGGAATTGGCGTCGAGAAAAAAGGCTCGCGGCAAGATGGTGGAAGCCTTTGTTAAAGAACTCGGTAAACAGGACGGCTTGCTTACCGCTTTTGAGGAGAGGCTTTGGTTCAGCCTTGTGGACTTCGCCACGGTCTACGGCGAGAACGATGTGCGGTTTACTTTCAAGGACGGCACGGAGATAACAGCTTAATCATGTAACAAAAGCAAACCACACGATTGTGACGTCAAGCGTATTCGTGTGGTTCTTTCAGGCTTTGAGTTTTGGCAACTTTATATTTGTGTTGCCACCAAGAACGCTCGCACCTATACCTATAACAGCAATAACTACTCCTGCACCCATTGCAATCATTTTCCAACTGAACTGTTTATTTTCTGTATCCTTACTATCTGCCATTTTTGCAATTTCAGTCATTTTTTCCAAGTAGTATTTTTTCTCCTCAAAAGGTAAATCCTCTTTTGAAACACAGTCTTTTAAAGTGTCCAAAACAACATTATATATGTCATAGCATTGCTGGCTGCTTTTTGAATTTTCTTCAAGTGCCTTATCTAAAACAGCTTTATAATCAGTCATTACTTCTAAAGCCATTTTAGCGAATTCGGGAAATTGTTCCAATGCTTTTTTTGCAACTTCAGGTTCCATGTTCTGAATCATTGACGCAAAAGTCATTATTTTGTCTTTGGTAATATGCCGAAAATCAGGAATAGCTAATTGTTGTAATACTTCCCTTTCAGTTATTAAGTTGCTCATTATATGACTCCTTTCTGTGTCGCAAAGACGTATTCGCTGAAAAATTACTTCTATTAAGCCACCATCGCATGGGCTTTTTTGTACCTTTTGATTTTGCACCCTTTTCCCATGTTTGCACCCTTTTGGAATCGGGGCAATAAAGCAAAATCAAATTGTATCAAAGACGAGGTTATTATTTCAATGAGATTTATACCAATCGGAACGGTAGAGAAAAGTCCGTTCTCCTGCTGAAAATCAAGGCGTTTCATTTGGCAGTTGTATTTTTGCGCTATGCCTTGTTCTTGGAACAGAATATTGTCAAGTTTGCGCTTGGTGTCGGCTGTGTTCATAATCAAAATTGTCACCATAAAAAGCCGCTCGTTGCGGGATTGCAAGTCATTCAGAAGATTTTTGGCTTCCTTGCCGTAGGTTGAAATATCGGACGGAATAACGTCAATATCATAACCGTTTCTGAACGCTTTTTTCTGCTCCTCAATCTTCATTCTGTCAATGTCGGTAATAGTCCGCTTGACTGTTTTTATCGCCTTATTTTGGTCGATACTTTTGAGGTGAATACTCATTGTTACAGGGTGTTCCACGCTCAAAAAGTCCGCTAACATTCTGTCCGACATTTCTGACGCGAGAATTTGTATAAACGAAACCGCGCCGATTTTGCCGTCCATTTTGAAACTGTTCCCCGCCGCGAACTCAAAACTTGACGGGGCAATGCAGTCCTTGACCGAAAGCCTCGATTTCGGGAGTAAATCCCAAGAAAAATTAAATTTCTCCCTGCCGTCCGGGTTGAACGAACTGTGCAGAATTTGCAGTCTTTCCGCGCCGTTCAGCGCGGTTGCCGCCACGCCCATAACCTTAAAATTATTGATAACGTCCGCAGCGATTCGTTCAAGTTTAGGTTTCGCTTCTTTGATAGAATTCGCCTCAATCCCGATTGTAATATACTTCGTTCTGATAATGCCGTTGTTGCCTTT